ATACGCTTGCATAATGTCATTTGACAATGCTTGGTATCTGTCTGGGTCAGTACGCATTAGTTTAATAATGTCTGCGCGTCTGTAGACTTTCTTGGCTCTCTGTTCACCACTACCACGGGCATTGCCTGTAGATGCGGATTTAACAGATTGCTTTCGTTGTTGTTCCTCATTGGCTACCGTCTGTGTTACAACGTCTTGACGTTCTTTCCAAAGGGAAAGGAGTTCATCAGCGGCATCGTAATCATAGTCTTGGTCTGCCTGTACAAAGAGCTGTGTCCTAATCTTAGAACCCTGAATCCACTCAGCAAAACGACCATCCTGTAAAATATCATCCATATCAGGATGTTTAGTTTGCAGTTTGTTCATTGCCGTAGATTGACGATACTGGTTGCTGATGTTCTCAGCTTCCTTAATCTTCGGGTGATTATTGATAGCTCTCTCGACTGCCTTGTCGGGGTCAGAGAAAAAATCTACTTCTTCGTCAGCATTTGTTACTTGTGTTTCTTTGTCGGTGAGTTGTGTCTGAATGTAGTCATCAACAACCTTGCGTAAGTCACCCACTTCAGAACTTTGTTTACCTAAGAGTTTTTCAGCCTCTTGATGCATCCGTACTATTTCGGCTGTTGACTTTCCTTGATACTTCTCAGGGATGTCTGCTTCGGGTTCTTTAAGAGTTTCCTCTGCTTGAGGCTCTTGTTGCTCTATGGTATCTTCTTGTTCTAAGTTACCAGTAAGCAGGTTGTCAGTGTCGTTCTCTTCTACGTCTCCTGGACGCTCATCTATTAGTCTTGCCATTATTAAACTCCGTGATTAATATCATTATGGAGGTGTATTAAGTGTAAGGGTTCTATGGTCGAGAGTTAACCTTACGTTATTGTGTTACGTCTTGTTAGAGTTCATGTGTGACTCTCTTTGTTTAACCCACTTCCGTGTTTCCTTCCAAGAGTCTTTACCACGATTAACTTTTACAGGTGTAACAATCTTTCTAGCCTTCAACTCACAATCTGGACAATCAACTTCTTCTACGTCTGAGTCTCTGAGGAACTCGTTAGTATGTCCGTTGTCACAGCGGAAGTCATACATACGTCTCATAACTCTAAGTCTACTTCTTGTTCATCTTGTTGTTCTTTAGCTGTTTCTATCTGTGCTTCTAAGTTCAGTAGGTTAGCCATAACCGCTAGTTGTCCCTTACGAAAGTAAAGGTCTTTGTCGTCTTGACAGGCTTCTACTGAGTTGACACTATCTGCACTTCCTTTGATGTCTTCTAATAAGTTCTTCCAACCTTCTAAACGGAACATCTCTTCAAAGGAACGATAGTACTTCTCAAGTTTTACATCAGTCATTTACTGTTTCTCCCTATAGGACAGCATTAATTAATAATTTAAATAACATACTTAATGTATATTATAGTAATATTATACCATAGTTTACTAAGAATGTCAAGTACTATTTACGATGTCTTGCTGTTTTCTTTGCAATCTTTTTAGGTTGTTTACTTACTTGTTTACCCGCTTTGGTGTCAGCACGTTTCTTGCGTGTCGTAGCGGCATATTCCTTCTTGGTCAAAGCCTCACGCGCCTTCTTAGGCAAGTAACGCTCGCCTGTAGCCTTCTTTCCTTGAGTACTAGGTTTACCTGACTTAGTACCCCATTCCTCTTTAGTCCACTTAGAGAGAGACTTCTGGGCTTTAGTCTTACCACCAGTGTAACCACCGCCCGCCTTCTTGTAGCGTTGAGTGGCTAACTGTGCCTTACGAGCAGACCATTGCCCCGCCTTCCCACCTTTGCTTCCTGCTTTGACTGCGGCTACGATGCGCTTCCATTTAGCTTCATCGGTTCTAGCCATAGTTACTTACCTTTTTTCATTGGCTTCTTTTTAGGTTTAGCTGTAGTTTTTTTTTTAGGTGGTCTTCCTACTTTACTACCGTATGTGCCTTTACCGTATGGCATAGTTATCTCCCGATTACCATTTAACTTTATCAGCCCAATAAGCCGCAGACATCTTACCCTTAGCAATGTTCTTACCGTGTCTGGACTTGAAGGACTTACGTTTAGCTTTCATCTTAGCGGACTCACCTGCTTTAGGTTTGCCCGCTGTACTTGCACCCTGCTCACCAAAGCGTATGGTCTTAATCTTGTCACCCTCTTTAGCCACTACCACATGAGACTTCTTGGCATGGTTAGGTGTACGCTTTGGTTTGTTAAAACCAGAGACTCCTGCTCTAGCTAGTCTTGGGTCTCTTTTTGTTGGCATTAGGCTTCTCCTTGCGGGATTCCTTGAGGGCTTTCACCTCCGACTCCAGTGTCTCCAATCGTTTGTTCTGGCGTTGGTACGACTGGTTGATTTCCTCCAGTGCCTTGTTGAACTGGTGCAGTGTTATCATTTGCTTTTCCTTTTTCTTTTACGGCTACTTCACGTTCTTTAAGTAATCTGTCTGCTATTTTAAGACGTTTCTCAAACTCTTTATCGTCATCATCACCTGCATCTAGGTTAGTAGTGACAGCCTTGATACGGTCAATTTCAAGCTCTTCAGGTACTGCCACAGCCTCCACAGCAAGTTTTTGCGCTCTTGCTTGTGACTCTAGAGCCTGACCTTGTAGTGCCGCTGATTGTGACGCTTGGAACTCCAACTGTGCTTGCTGAGCCGCCATAGCCATTTGCTGTGCTTCTGGATTAGGCTGATTAGCTTGTTGTAGAGCCGCGATAAGTTCTTCACGATTACCCAAGTTCATGTTGTCTACAATGGACATAATCAACTGTGAGTACATTGGGCTATCTGGTTGCATAGTCTGCAGTAACTGTACAAGCTGTGTAACCTCATACTCACGGGCAATGATACCTAGACTGCTAGACGTATGGAACTTATAGTCCGCTACAGGATAACGCTCAGGGTTAAACTGCATATAACGGTGTGCGGCTTTAGTTACGAAAGGAATAAGGAATGATTCTTGGAAGTTAATCAACGTACGCTTATGACGCTTAATGATAGCACCGAGGCTCATAGAGATACCTGCGGCAGTCTGGTCACCATTGATAGAACCTGCAATACCCGCAGAGTCAATAGCACCTGTGGCTGTCTGTACCATCTTCTGTAGTTCAGCGGCTTGTCCGAAGGTAACTTGACTAACATTACCAAAGTTTAATGGCTGTAGGACTTCAGAAGGGTTGCCATTGGTTAGGATAGTCTTACCTGCACGTACCTCTGCTCGTGCGCCTCTAGGCATACGTGTAGCATCAATAGCCATCATTGGGTGTATAGTAAGTGCTAAGGCATCGATTCTAGCGCGTAGTTCTGCGTCTAACGCCTTTTGAGAGTTATACCCTTTCTCACATACCCCTCGACCCCAGAAACGGCTAGGAACGACATCCCACGGGAATGCAACGATAGGTCTGTCACCCATCATGTAGGGGTTCTCTTCAGCCTTAAGTAAAGTACCGTCATTAGCAATGACAACAACAGCCTCTACGTAGTATGAAGTATCCTCTTCATCAGCGACTAGTTCTTCTACTTCATCTTCTGATTCTTCTTGAGCCGCTTTTAATAAATGACGAGGTACTAAACCGTAGTACTTAGTTAGACGTACTTTATCGTCCTCAAATACCGCTAGGTCTTTATCTGGTTCAATGTCAAAGTCTGATGGTGCATCACCTACGTATACGTCACGATAGACTCCTGCTTCCTGTAGTTGCTCTACAGAGTGCATAGGGACAAACTCATCTACTGCACAACCTAATGCTTCCTCAATGGAAGTAGCTAGTGGGTCGATAAGGAAGTTCTGTGGCATTACTGGTCGTAGCTTTACGCAAGTCTTATCTACGATGTTGACACCAATAGCTTCTAGTTCTCCACCCATGATAGGCTGTACAGCAGGTTGAAACTCTTTCTCTTCCTGTAATACTACTTCAGCAATACCTGTACCGAAGACAGCCGCGTTAATAAGGCACTCAGCTACGCTCTTACGGACTTTATTCTTTTTAAAGTCTTTGTATAGGACTTCACGTAACATCGCTATATCTTGCTTCTCGTTGTCCGCTACGTCATCCTCAATGTCAAACCACTTGCCACGACCAAAGGTAGCTTCCTCTAGTTCCGCAACGGATGACTCAACTGCTTGCTGTAGCGCAGGGGAAATAATACGTGAGCGTTCTGAATCTCTGGTCTTGTCCTCTGCCGCCCACTGACCACGCCATAGGCGATAGTACTCATCAAACTTCTGTGAGTAGTTAGACTCATAGTGGTCGCGCCAACTCTGACATTTATCAATGACCCAACCTTCTAAGTCTTGCTCCAGTGTAAACTCTTCCTTATCTTCTAGTAACATATTAGTACCCTGCGTAAGTATCTAAAAATTCAAATTCTTCTTCCACATAGTCCGAGGTGTAGGCTATGTTAGCCAACTGGTCTATGTAAGCGAGTGAGTCAATCAAGTCATCGTGTACGTGGTGACTAGGGAATTGGAATAGTTCATCTAGGAACTCTGTATTCCAAGCACCCTTGTTAAGTGTAATCTTACCGTGTTCAAACCTACCTTGTAAAGCCCACACGATTCTATCGGTCTTCTTCTTGTTACCGTGAGTCAGTTCCTCTATACGGAAGAACCTATCATTAGCCTTCATCAAGTCTGAGATGTATGGAAGTACCGCGTTCTTTAACGCCCCTTTCTCGATACCCACGGATACTGGACGATAGTCTCGTACAGCTTCAAAGATTTTACGTGCAGTTTCTTGCACACCCCATCGACCATGAATGATGTCAGCAACGTACCAACCTTCTTCATTTGCTTTAACAACCGAGATAGCCGTTTGGTCAAGTCGTTTAGTTTTTGTTGTAGCTTTTGCCACATCAGCAAACCCCGCCAAATCGACAGCAATATAATACTGACCACTAGTGGGTTCTTCTTCAGAAAACTTAATGTAGTCTTCTTTAAATAATTCACTGCCCTGTGCCTCGAATGATGCCATGAACTCCTGACGGAAACTAAATGCAGACATAGACTTCTTAGCCGCTTCAATCTCTTCAGGGTCTAGCAGTGGATTATCATAGCTTGTAAAGTGATAACCTACAAAGGTCTCATCCTCTGC